ATGATGGTGAAAGTGCCACAATCCAACTGACTGTCGAAAGCAGATTGATTACCTTAGAGCGTGCAAATGTGCGAAGATATACTCAGGCCAGTCACGATGCTGTGATCTCTACTGAAGGGTACGGACAAACAACTGATACCTTTTTTAAATGGGTAACGAGGTTACAAGACAAGCAAATACCGTGGGGTCGATCCAACGTTGATGAGGCCTGATCTTGAGGCTCTTAACGCTTACATATTAGAGGTCAGAGATACTGCTTTTCAGTGGCATGTCTTTGATTGTTTCATGTTCACAAATACGGCCTACCAGCGCATGTTTGGGCAAGGGTATGCAGATAGTTGGATTGGTAAATATATCGACTCCAGCGGTCTGTACATGAAGCGTGAAGCACTACGAGAGGCGTTTGAAACACAGACCTTAGAAGAGGCACTTGATCGTCAGTTAAAGCGTATCGATTACGTGCCACCGCGAGGCGCATTAGTAACTACTAAACATGCTAGGCGGTGGGTGATTTCTGAGGCCTTGGGTATTGGCGTTGGTTCGAGTGCAATATTTGTTGGAAAATCAGGTTTAATCCAACTGCCTATCGAAAATATTAGTAATAGTTGGGTGAAAGATGCGTAACGATTTTCCGTTTAATGTTATGCAGCATTCACGCTGGGACCGTGCGCCACGCATCGATGCGGTTGCTACTTATTTATTAACTAGTACTGCAATAACTTCTACGTTTGCTGCGTATGCTATTGCTTACATCGGTGTTACAGCAGTTACGAGTTGGGCATTACGAGCATTACAACCAAAGCCAGAATTTGGCGCAGATGCCTCTGGAACACTATTAAGTAATAGTCGAGGTGCAACGACAGCACAGCAGCTTGTTTACGGTGAGGTTCGTAAGGGTGGCACGATCACCTATATGGAAAGCAACGGTACTAATAATGAGTACTTACACCAGATAATTTGCGTGGCAGGGCACGAAGTAAACGCAATCGGAGACATCTACATTAACGATCAAGTGGTAACACTGGATGGTAGCGGTAATGTAACCAGCTCTGCATGGGTCGATGCAAACAGTAATCCTGTAATTCTAATTAAAAAGTTTGAGGGATCAGCAACACAGAACGTTTACAATGATCTGAGCTTTACGGACGGTCCTACCTGGCAGGGTAAAGATACAGATGACGATACAAATTTTAGAGGTCAGGGAATTGCCTGTCTTTATGTGAGGTTAAAGTTTGATGCGAATGTATTTTCTCAAGGGGTTCCACTCTTTACAGCAAAGATACAAGGAAAGAAGCTTTATGATCCTCGATCTGGTAGCACTAGTTATTCTAGTAATGCTGCCCTGGCTGTTCGTGATTACTTAGTTTCAAAATACGGTCTTAATAATAGTGGTGCCATTAACGAAACATCCTTTTCTTCTGCTGCTAATACTTGTGATGAAACTGTTTCTCTTAGCGCAGGTGGGGCAGAAAAAAGATATGAAATAAATGGTGCAATAACCTTAGACCAAACACCTGGTAATATACTGGCAGACATGATGACAGCATGTGCTGGCACTTTATTCTGGGGTGTAGGGCAATGGCAGCTCAAAGTTGGTGAATATACGTCATCTGTTAAAACACTAACTCTAGATGATCTTAGATCGCCCATTACGCTGGATACCAAGCACAGTCGAAGAGATAACTTTAATATTGTTCGTGGAACTTTTGTAGATGCTGCAACCGACTATGTTCGAGCAGACTATCCAGAGATCAAGAGTTCAACTTTTATAAGTAGTGACAATGGGATAGAGAGTGCGATTGATCTTTCGTTACCTCTAACCACATCATCAACTATGGCTCAACGGCTTGCCAAGATGACTTTGTTTCGAGCCAGGGAGCAAATGACACTTACTGCTGACTTTGGACTTGATGCATTCGAGGTTCAGGTTGGCGATATTATTGGAATAACAAACAGTAGATACGGCTTTACGAATAAAGACTTTGAGGTTGTCGGGTGGAAGTTTGGCAACAATGGCGATGGTGGTGCATTAACAATCAGTCTGACATTAAGAGAAACATCTTCTTCTGCTTTTAATTGGAGTGCGGAGGAAAATGATTTATCAAGCAATGACAGTACTTTACCAAGCGTAGCTAATAATCTTACAATCTCTAGCTTAACAACCTCTGGCGGTGGACGAACAGCATCAGATGGTACCTTTATACATAGTGTCATTGTTTCTTGGAGTGCACCCAGTAATCCATTTATCTCACATTATGAGGTTGAATATAAACCAACAAGCGACAGCAGTTATAATTCTACCACTACATCTGAAGTAAGTATTGAGCTAAGTCCTATAATTGACGCATTAGAGTACACGATCCGTGTTCGAGCGGTTACTGTCTCTGGTAATAAAGGACCGTTTGTAAGTGCTACATTTACTGGCGGTGGAGATACAACTGCTCCTGGTTTGCCGACTGCAATTTCAGCAACTGGTGGTTTTAAATACATTACAATCGATTGGACTAATCCAACTGATGCAGACCTTAACTTTGTAGAGATTTATGAAAACACATCGAACACTAGTAGCGGTGCTACAAAAGTAGGTGTTTCTGGTGGGTCTACTTTTACTCGAACAGGATTAGGTCTTAATCAGACAAGGTACTATTTTCTTAAATCAGTAGATTATTCTGGCAATGCTTCAGCTTTTACAACTGGTGTATCCGCTACTACTACATATCTAGATGATCCTGATTTTGAAAATGGTGTCAGGCAAATATTTATTAATGCAGGTTTAGACGTTATCGAACCTGTTTCGTCACTGCCAAGTAGTGGTGATTTTGTTGGACAGAATGTTTTTCTTACGTCTGATAACAAATTATACGGTTGGAACGGTTCAAGCTGGGCAACTAGTGCAAGCGGTGTATCTAACTTCAACCAGCTTCAAGGATCGATCGCAGCTTCACAAATCCCAAGCGGCACAATCACTGAGGCAAAACTAGGAAGTAATAGCGTAACATCTGCTAAGATTAGCGCGAACGCGGTCGGAGCAAATGCAATTGCTGCTGGCGTGATTACTGGCGATAAGATTACAGCCAATACTATCACTGGTGGACTACTGAGCACGTCTGGAATTATTACATCGGCGGCTCAAATTACTGACGGCATTATAACGTCCGCAAAAATACAAGACGCATCTATTGTAAGTGCAAAAATAGGTTCTTTAGACGCAGCTAAAATTACTACAGGTACTATTGCAGCAGATAGATTTATCGGTGCGGGTATCGGCGAGGTTCAATCAGCAGCTCACAATTATTTTTATGGCGGTAGTTCGCAGATATATAACCAAACAGTATTTTCACAAACTTTTACAAATTTAACAAATGGGTCAGCCGTTCTTCTGGGTGTTTCCACAATTTGTAGTCCAACAAGCAACGCAAGTAATAACCCTGCCCAAGTAACTCTCACACTAACTTTAAACGGTGTAAGTACAACTCACGGCTTCGGTTCAATAAATAGAATAAAAGCATTTACCCTCAGTGGTACTTCACTGACTGTGACTATGACAGCTACGTTTGCAAGACGGTTTCAAGTTGTTGGAGATTCGTATGTGTTAGGAATAGTACAATGACTTATTTTGTATATCACTGCGACGGTGGGCACATAGTTAGTGAATACAGAACCATTGAAGAAGCGCAATGTCTTGTAGACGCAAATCGGTCTGGAGTTATGGCACAAGTTGCTGCGCCAAGCGACGCAGCCACTGTGAGGTATTTAAAATATTTAGACGGTAATTTTATTGCTAGAACCCAAGCAGATATTGACGCCGAAAATATGATCGATTTTAGAATAGAACGTAACAAACGTTTAGCCGCTACTGACTGGACGCAAGCAAACGATAGTCCACTAAGCGCAAGCGTAAAAACCGATTACCAAAATTATAGACAGAATTTGAGGGATCTACCGCAAAGCGACGGTTTTGATCCTCTCGAACCGGCATGGCCCACGCTGCCATAACGAGGGAAACCTCACCAACAATCGTACATGGCGTATGCCATAAATTTAACAGAAGGGAAGCATTAAAATGGCTACTTTAAACGACCGCGTTTTTGATAACGGCTTGACAGTTTTGGATACCGAAGCATCAAAAATATTAGTGACCTCACAGGAGTCTACCACGTACACGGAAGCAAACGCGACCCACGCCCTAGGTAACTCTACATCTTTATCTATAGGCACACCGGCTGATAGGTCTGGTGGTGGCAGAGAAGTAACTGTCGCGGCTATTACAGACGGAAGCATAACCGGTACAGGCACTGCTACTCATTATGCAATAGTCGACGTGTCTAACACTCGCTTGTTAGTCACTGGCGCACTATCTGCATCACAGTCAGTTACGAGTGGTAACACTTTTACGGTTGCGAGTTTTGCAATCGGCATACCAGATCCGAGCTAAGATAATGGTGACGACTAAGAGCCACGATTTTTCGGTAGTTTCCGACGAACACGCAAAAAAAATGGACGATAAAGACTTCGCTATCGACCATAAGCAACCTTCGTCGGAATCCGAATCCGATGGAAAAAAATTGGAGAAGTAAATGGTCAAATTCGCAGATCGCGTTAAAGTTTCCACGTCTACGACTGGAACAGGAACAGTCACTCTTGGGTCTGCGGATACTGGCTATCAGACTTTTATCCAAGGCGGTATCCAAGACGGAGACAGTGTTCGTTACGTGATTGAACACGCTAACGGCTCAGACTGGGAGATTGGCACGGGAGTCTACACAGACTCCTCGGCTACCCTCACCCGAGTTTTAAAGTCTTCGTCTACTGGTAATTTAATAAATCTGACAGGTACATCTACGGTGTTTATATCGCCCTCTGCCGACGATTTAACTTTATCTGGTGCAGCGCATAATTTTTCGTCTTTTACGGCGACTGCCGGTCAGACAACGTTCTCGGTAAATTACAATGTAAATAATATTCTGGTGTTTATGAATGGGGCAAAATTAGATAGTTCTTCATTCACCGCAAGTAATGGGACTAGCGTGGTTTTAGGCTCGGCTGCTTCGGTTGGCGACCTCGTAGAGGTGGTCGAATATGGCGGTGCGAGTGCCGGTAATTTTACCACCACATCGTTCACGGCTACGTCGGGACAGACCGCATTCACCGGTACTTTTAATACTGCTAAAAGCAGCGTTTTTTTAAATGGATTATTATTATTAATTACGACCGACTATACCATTTCGGGAACTACGGTCACCCTCGTCTCCGGAGCTTCGACTGGAGATATTTTGCAAGTTAACCAGTATGCTATCTAGGATTAAAAAATGAGTATTAACAGAAATCTAGCAAAGTTTGCACCAAGTATAAACACGTCCGGAAAAGCAATTGCCGCCACAATTACAGTTACCGTCGCAAATAGTAAATTTGTACTAGACGGAACATCTCAACAAAGTGCGTCCCTTTCAAAAGGGCTGACTTATCGCTTTGATAATAGCGATGCTACAAATTCCACGCACCCTTTTGTTTTTAGTACGCAAACCAACGGCGGTGGCTCATCTTTTACCACAGGGGTTACGACGGTTGGCACTGCGGGATCTGCCGGTGCTTACGTCGAGGTGACCTTAGAACAGGACGCACCAGACACTTTAGGATACTACTGTTCTAACCATAGTGGCATGGGTGGACTAGTTAAGACCGCGCCGGTCGGCGATGCAAACTTCGCTACTTTTGCCGATACGTTTACTTTTCCTACGTCCGACGGTGACGCCAATAGTGTTTTAACTTCAGATGGGTCTGGATCATTAAGTTT